CCAACCATCACGATCATCACCAACCTTTTCAGCGGCGAGGCGTTGACAGTTATCAAGACGTTCGCGGGTCCAGTCTTCAACGCTTAACGGCATCGTCGTTTCCTTTCTGGTTTGAAATCTCGGACATATCAAAAACCCCGCCCTGGCACGTACTTGGCGCGGGGCGTTCCCTCGCCGTTCTGGACCCGTAAATATTTATCCGTCTCGCAAAGGATATTCGGCACGTCGCTGAAATCCAGGTCGATGCCGGTTTCATTTGACGCGATGCGATAGATGACGCGCATTTCGCTGAGGGCTTGTTCTTGGGAAAGCGATTGCTTTACCTGCCGACCGTGAAGGCGGTTCAATCCCCGGATCGTGCCCGGCCCTGCAGCCGCCCAGGATTGCACGTCCGGCGCGTTTTCGAGCAAGGGGGTGAAGCGCATATCGACGACGGCTTGATAGGCCATGAACGGTCCCCAGCCATTGGAACGGGTGAGCATTCCATGGATTTCCTGAATGGTTGATGACTGGCTAAGGGCGCGCTCTATGGCCTCGCGGCGTTTCCAAAGCGCACCGCAGACCGTTTCGGCGATGTATGCTTGTTTATCCGCGCCTTTTGTCGATGGTGCGGAAATCATATAAGCCCCGGTGTAGACCTTTTCGCCTCGCGCCTTCCTGTCATTCAATATTGTGGTTATCTGGGCAGGATCAAACGTTTCATGATCTGGCCAAGCGCCCGATGAAATAAGTTCGGTCAGGGTGGCAGGCCAATTTATTTGACGGGCGACGCACAACATAAACCAAAGGGCGGAGTAATCAGCGAAGCGTTCCCGGATGTTCTCGCGTATCCACTTTGTTCCCCGGTCATCTTCCCGACGAACATTGCAGAACCGATAGGCGGCGATAATCGGATCGTCTGAATAAGGCGGATGATCGTGGTCTTTACGAATACGGGTCGCCTCGCGCTCTTTCATCCAGTGCCACAGCGGCTGATAATCAACAGTCATCGGAAGTGTTCCTTTCAGGGGACGAGTCCGGGCAGGCAAATTTTCGGCGGCCCGGATTGTCGGTATTTATGCGGTTCTGGCTTTGGCTCTGGCCTTTTGCAGCTTTTCTTCCTGGGCCAGCAGGTAGCGGTTTTCTGACCTGTACCAAGTGTTGCGGCCTACTTTTAAGAACGTGCAAAGCTGGCTGACGTTCCAGTGCTGGTATTTCAGCAGGTCGAGCCCCGCCTTGATGTCCTTGTCTTTCAACTTCGGTTTTCTGCCGCCCATGCGACCGCGTTTTTTGGCCGCAGCCAGTCCGGCCTTGGTGCGTTCGGAAATCATCGCCCGTTCCAGTTCGGCCAGTGCGCCCAACAGGTGAAACAGGAAATTCCCCATCGCCGATGTGGTGTCGATCTTGTCCTGAATGCTGACAAGGTCCACGCCGCGACTGTGTAGTTTTTCGCTGAGTTCGATCAGGTCTTTTAGCGAGCGCGAAAGCCGGTCCAGCTTCCACACCACCAGCACGTCGCCCTTGCGTAAATATTTCAGGGCTTCCTGCAGGGCGGGCCGTTTGGTGTCCTTGCCGGATTTCTTTTCCTCGAACAAAAATTCCTGTTCGACGCCTTCTTTGAGCAACGCATCGCGCTGCAAATCCAGTTTCTGATCTTCGGTCGATACACGCGCGTATCCTATTTTCATGGGTAGAACTCCTAAATCGGAATTCCCCCCCATGCTCTCGGGTGAAGGTGGTTTGGATGGCGGCGGTCATGCGGCGGCGCTCGGCGGCAGCGGGTCGCCTGCCAATTCGGCGAAGCGGCCCAGGAACATTTTCTGCGCCTGTGTTTCGTGCCAGGGCTCGGGCAATGTTTCGCGGCCTTTGCCATTTATGAAAAAAAGATTTTCCGACTGTGCGGTCCTGACCGGCGGGGTCATGTGGTCGCGGCCTTCCCACGCGAGGGCCAGGGCGTCCATGTCCTTGACGACTTGTGGCATGGGCCATGGCAGGTCGAAGCGTTCGGCGACGGCGCGTTCAATCGCTTCCTCGACAGTCCTGAAATCCGGTAACTGGCGCTTAAGCGGGGTGATGCAGTCCCCGGTGTAGGCTTCCGCCGCGTCGTGCAACAGGCCCCACAGGGCGTATTCCGGGCAAAAGGTATCGCACAGCCATGAAACCCGGACCGAATGTTCGGCGACGGATGATGTCAGGGCGGTGTTGGTCCAACCGTTCCAGCGGGCGGTGCGGGAAAGTGCGCGGGCGATATCGAAAATATGAATGTCTGCGGCGCGCGGGGCCAGCACATCGATGTGTGCGCCGGTGCCGGTCTGGGCGATGGATGAATTCATGCGGCGGTTTCCCGTTCTTGCAGGGGCGCGGGTAATTTTGCTTGCAGCCTTTTCAGGATGTCCGGCACTCGTGCCTTGCGCTGATCATCGGTCAGGTGCTTGCGCGCCCATGCGTGAAAGGTTCTGATGACGGCCCCTGCCGTGGTCTGGTTCGGGTTTCTGGTCCATGCCAGTTCGGCCTGCATGTGGGCTTGCCATTCGGGGCCTTTGAAGGTGTCACTCATGAAATCCTCGCTTCTTTATTATCGTCCAGGTCGGGGCCTGCGCTGGTGTCGCGGACGGTGCGTGATACCCCTGGCCTGGGCGGTCGGGGCCGCAATTGCGACATGTCAACGGGCTGGAAAAGCATCCACACCTGGATCATGAGCAAGCCCAAGATGATGACCCACCAGCCCGGCCATTGCGGGTGGCCGAAATCGGCAATTTCAGCCATGCCCCGGTCAGGGTTGTAGGGCAGGGCGAAGTCAATAATGATGGCGGTCATGATGTGCCTCCTGGTTTGCGGCGTTTCAGGTCGTCGTGCATGGCGCTGGCGGTTTGGCAGATGTCGGTCAGGGACAGCCTGCGGCCAAAATAGCGCCAGCCGAGCAGCGCCTTGACCAGCCGTGGTCCCCACGATTTTGCGAAGTTGTTGAAGGCGTGGCGGCAGGCATCTGAGCAATGGTCGTGGTTTTCGCGACGGGCCTCGAACATCGCATCGCACCAGTTGCAGCGGCGTTTGGGTTTGGGGTGCTGGCGGGCGATAGCGGCGCGGCGGGCTTCGTAAGCCACGCGGCAGGGTGTTGAACAGCATGTCTGGTTTTGGGAGCGCGGCGCAAACCCCTCGCCACAATTTTTGCAGTGGCGGGCGACGGTTGAAACAGGTGTCTGTTGTGTGGCGAGGGTTGTCATGCGGGAACGGTAGTGCGGGAATTACCCCTTGTCAACAGGAAATGAGGTATATTTCCCGCACTTTGTTGCAGACATGTGTGTGGCTTGTGGAAAAGTGTAGCGGGCGGGCTTAGATTGTGGCGCGGTAAACGCGGACAATGACGCCGAACACCGTGGTCGTCGTGGCGTCGGTATCACCGAGGATTTGCGCTTTGTTGGCCGGGTTATGGGAATGCGGCTCAAGGATGCCTGCGTAAAAGGCGCGCAGCAAGGTCTTGGCAGTGCCGCGCTGGTTATCGACACATTGGGCGACGACGGCCTGACCGGGCTGTGGGGCCAGTTCCGGATCGACGATAAGAAAGTCGCCGGGCATGATGCCAAAGCGGGTCATGGCGTCGGTAGAACAGCGCATCCACACGGCATGTGTCCGGTTTGGATAAAGCGTGGCCAGTAGAGCGTCGCCGCCTTCGCCAGGGCCTTCAAAGCTGGCGTTATCTTCGGCCAGGCCGCGCAGGGCGGTCAGTTCGTGAATTCTACGGGTGTCGGGATGGTCCGGGTCAATGGCCGCGCCGCGATTAAGGGCTTCGGCTTGCCTGTTGGTGCCGTGGTTGCCGGTGCCGGTCAATAGCCAGTCGATGGAACAGTCAAGGGCGGCGGCGAGTTTCGCCAGCTTGTCGCCGCCAGGCGCGCCGCCACCCCGGCGGCGGATGTCGCGGATGGTGTCGACACCAAGGCCCGCTTTCAGGCATGCCTTGCGTTCGCTCCAGCCTAATGCTTTCAGGCGATGCTCGATGCGGGCGATTAAAGAATCGGTCATGGCTTTATTATTCCGGTTTTGTGCGGGAAATACATTCGGGAAAATTCCCGTTGACAATGCGGGGCAATTCCCGCAATGTCGGGTTATGGACTTAAAACAGACAATTTTGGACCGTTCGGTGGCGTATTGCGCCGGGCGCGGTATTTCCAAGGCCCGGTTGGCGACCATCGTCGTCAACGATGGCAAATTCTTCGTCCGTATCGAGGCGGGCGGCGGTTTCACCATTGAAACTTATCAGAAATTCATGAGTTTCTTCGACGAACAAGAAAAGGCGGCGGCATGACATCATCGCGCCCGCTCCGGAAATCTGACGACGACGGTCGAGTTACTATCATCAAGCCCATGTCCGTGGGGCCGACCGAGTTCGGCTGCGATGGGTTGTTCATCTATAATCGCCTCGGTGATGTCGAGCAGAACGGCCAGGTCACCGGCGGCGGCGGGGAAGCGCACCCCCAGGGCCATCAATTGCCCGGCGATGCGGCCAAGGGCGCGGCGCAGGGTCGGCGTTTCGGCTGTGGGCTGGCTTGTGTTCATAGCGCCACGTTAGTGCGCCCGAAAAAGTCGCGCCACTTACAAAACGGGAGGAAATGATAATGACCTGCCAACGAAACCTCGATAGCTGGTGCGGGCGTATTTGGGCCATCGCAAAAGGTGTCGGCGAAACACAAGCGGCTGTGGCTGCCGGGGTTTCGCCCGCCCGGCTGCGCCAACTTGCCAACCCCAATCGCAACGACGCCGATGTTATTGAAACCCTGTTCCGGCTGGACCGGGCTGCGGTCGATGCTGGCCTTGGCGCGCCGCTGTTTGATTTGTGGCGCAGCCGCATGGTGGATGCCGGGAGTTTACGCGAATCCCAGAGTGAACGACGGCGGCGATTGATTGAGGCTGCGGCGAAGGCTGCGGTCAAGGCGCTGCTGGTTGTTGTTCAGGCGCTTGAAGCGACACTCAACCCGCCCACACCACAACTGCAAAGGGCGCAGGCATGACGGCGCGGGGAAAATTTATCTGGTGCGCGATGAGCGCTTGTTTGGCGGTTTTGTACGCCTGGACGGTGTTGCCATGACGCGCAGTCTTAAAAATTCGATGGCGGGGTCTTCCCTCTCCCTCTCCCCTGGTGGGGCTCCGCAAACCTTGGTCCCGGTTGGAGAAATCCGACCGGGACTTTTTAAACGCACCGGCGCGGCCATGCAGGCGATCAGCGATGCGGCTCTTACAAGGCGGCGGCAATCCCGCACCCTGCTGGCCAAGGCTTATCGCCTTGCCTGGGGGTGCGGATGAGTGCGACCTGCACAGCCAAGGCCACGGTCAAGTCATGGTCAATGGATAAGAAACTCGAATTTTCCGAAGATTGGTGGGGCGGCATGTCTTACAAAAATCTTGCCCACACTTACGGCCTGGTCGGCACATCGTTTCACGCCGTGCGCAATGTTGCCATGGCCATTGGCCTTGGCCCGCGCGACCGCATAAAGCCGGTGAACGATGTCAAAAAAACCAGTCGGAAATGTTTGATGCACGGCGGAACTTTCATGTCCGAAGGGGTGGGCAACCGGGTTTGTGATGACTGTAAAAAATTAAGCGTTTGGAAAAGCGGTGCGGATTCCTCGCTGGGTGAAGGGTTGGCCATCCATGGAAGAGCGGCGCGTGTTGAATCTTAAAGGGGCGCGGTTGATTTTTTCCGACACCGGTGATGGTGGGTTGTGTCTGGTCATCGACCACGGCGGGTTAGCCGGGCGGGTGCTGATCGATGCGCCGGAACGGCAAGAATTAAAGGTGTGGCTTGATGACGCCGGGGACGGGGAGGCGAAAACGGATGACTGAAATGATAACCATCGGCGATGCGACGCTTTACCTGGGCGACTGCCGCGACGTGCTGGACGACATCGCGCCTGCCGATCTGGGGCTTACCGATGCGCCGTACAAACTGACGACCGGCGGTAAAGCGCAGGGCGGCAAGTCCATGTCCGGTATTTTTGCCGCCCATAATTACGCCAACGACGGCGAACTGGTGATGACGCCGGTGGAATGGGGTGACGTGGTGATGATCATGTACGGCCTTCTTAAAGCGGACGCCGATTGTTATTTGATGGCCAACGATAAGGAAATATTCAAGGCCAGAAATAACGCCCTGCAAGCAGGTTTCAACCTTCACAATCTGTTGGTCTGGTGGAAAATCAGCGGCACCGCCAATCGCTGGTACATGAAGGACTGTGAATTTACGGCCTATCTGTGGAAGGGCCGGGCCAAGACGATCAATAATCCGGGCTCCAAGCAATTGACGCCCGGTGCGCAAAAAGACCAGTCGGACCACCCGACGGAAAAACCGGTCGGCCTGATGGCGCAGTACATCACCAATTCGTCAGAACCGGGAGACGTGGTGCTTGACCCGTTCATGGGCAGCGGCACGACCGGCGTCGCGGCTATAGAAACCGGGCGCAAATTCATCGGCTGTGAACTGGACCCTAAATTCTTCGAGATGGCCTGCGAGCGCATCCGCCTGGCGCTGCCGCCAAGACGCGAAGCACCGCCGCGCACCCTGTTCGATGACGCGGCATGAACGGGCCTAAACGGGTGCAGCGGACACGCACGAAAGGCGGTGGCATGCCGCCGGGGGCGGTTTATGTTGGCAGGCCGGGGCGGTGGGGCAATGGCTTCCCGGTGGGCAAGCCGCTTTTGGGCGAACCGCCGCTCAGTGCCGCCGAGGCGGTGGAAAAATATCGCGTTTGGGTGATTTTTCAGATCCGCGCCGGGGTGCTTGATCTTGACGAACTGGTTGGCCACGACCTGGCTTGCTGGTGCGCCCTTGATAAACCCTGCCACGCGGACGTGTTGATTGACCTTGCCAGCGCTTCCGCACGGCGTTTGGGGAAGCGTGTACGCGGAGCCCGTAAACCATGAAGTCCGAAAAACAAAAAGGCGATACCACGACCATCGAATGGGTGACCGCCGTGGCGCGGGCGCGGGGTATGCGCGCCGCCGTGTGGAACCCGCAGCGCGGCTGTTCAAGGGCCGGGGCCGGGTGTGACCATTGCTGGGCGGCGAAAGTCGCGTGGATGCGCGGGCAGCAGAAAAACCCAAAAATGCAGGCCAAGTACGCCGGGCTGACCCGCAAGCGCGGCGATATCATTGAATTTAACGGCACGGTGCGCCCGGTTTGGGAAGATTTTGCCATCCCGCTTAAAACGTCCGCGCCGACGGTTTACTTCATGGGATCAGAGACAGACCTGTTCCACCCCAATTCAAACCCGGAATATATGGAATTGTGTTTCGATGTTGCCGGGCTTTGCCCACAGCACTTGTTTTTGGTGCTGACAAAGCGTCCCGACCGGATGCGGGAATTTGTCGCCGCCGACAGGATGGATGGACGCGCGCACAACGTCTGGCTTGGCACCAGCGTCTGGGACCCGCCCAGCGCCGAAAAATATATTCCCGATTTGCTGGCCACCCCGGCGGAAAAACATTTTGTTTCTTACGAGCCCGCGCTGGTGCCGGTTGATTTCTCGCCCTGGTGGTTCGACTGGCTGATTGCCGGATGTCAGTCGTCGCCCAACGTGGCGATGCCCGCTTTAACGCCGCAGGCTTTGCAGAAATTCTGTGCCCGGCGCGGCATCGGCTTTTTTTATAAACAGGATGTGATTGGCGGCAAGCTGGTGCATCTGCCGGAAATCTTCGGCAAGTCGTGGACCGAGGTGCCGCGATGAAAACGGCGGACCTGATTGACGAGCTGGAAGCGGCGGTGGCGGCGGTGAGTGCGGAGCAGATGCGTTGGTTCGCGGGGCAGGGCATCGACGGCGATGTGCGCAAGCGTTCGGGACCGCTGGGGCGGGTGCGGCTTTTGCCCGACGATCCGGTGGCGGGGCTGTACACGCCCATCGATTGTGACCGGGGCGATGAGGGCGCGATTGACGCCGTTGTCCACGCGGTGCTGTTTTGGCCTGCGGATGGCTGTCCAGAGGCGTTTCGCTTGCTCGACATGGTTGCCTGGAACCCACACAAACCGGAACAATGGTGGTTGCGGTGCGGCGGCGGTGTGACGTGGCTTGGCGCGGGCGCGGTGCTGAACGCCGGGGATGAAAGCTGGGACGCGGGCCTGTTGGGATCGCCCCGGCCAGACCTTCGGCTTTACCCAACCCCGTTGGACTGGTTACGGGCCGGGGCGCGAAATGACGGCGCGGTGCTGCTGGATGCCGCCGGGCGGCTGTGGCGCGACGTGCTGGCCGGTGTTGAAAAGGTCATCGTCGAAGACGTTGAATTCGCCGCCGCCGTATACAAACAAATTCGCAAGCGCCCTCCGGTATTCAAACTGCCGGAAGTGTGGGTCGATAATATTGAAAAACATGAGGCGGCGGCATGACGGGTGCGGAAAAATTCACACCGGGTAAATCCGGCGGCGGGCAGGGGCCAACCGAGGAAGCCCCGGCGTGGGCCGATGATGACCTTTACGACGCGGCGGGCTTTGATGGCGACATCAATAACTGGTGCGCCTGGCGGGCAGGGAATGACCTTGGCAACGCCGAACGCTTTATTGCGCGCTTCGGTGAAGACCTGATTTATGTGGAAAAATCCGGTTGGTACGCTTGGGACGGGGTGCGCTGGAATCGTGAGGACGGCCCCAGGCGGGTGCAAATAGCAGCCCAACGCACGGCCAAGGCCATCCGCGCAGAGGCCAAGGTGGTTGAAAACCGCAAGGTTGCATTGATGGAATGGGCGCGGGATTCTGGGTCGTCGGGAAAAATATCGGCGATGCAGAAAGAAGCTAAACCGCACTTGAGCGTTCGCCACGACGACCTTGACTGCGACCACTTCCTGTTCACCTGTCATAGCCACACGGTGCGGCTGGGACCGCGCGTTCAGGCGCAAGCACATGACAGGGACGACAAGATTACGCGGACCGGGGGGGCGGGCTTCGATGAAAGCGCGGACGCGCCGGTGTTTCATGCGTTCCTGGAAAAGATTATGCCAGATAAGAGACTGCGCCGCTTCCTGCAGACTTGGTTCGGCTACTGCCTGACTGGCGATATTTCCGAGCAGGTGATGGTGTTGTTGCTGGGCAACGGGTCGAACGGAAAATCGACGCTGCTTAATTGCATCGACCATGTGATTGGCGATTATCATATGTCTCTGCCCATCGAAAGCCTGATGCGCAAGGAAGGCAAGCAAGGTAGTGGACCAAGCCCGGATATCGCCCGCCTGCCCGGTGCGCGCATGGTGACGACATCGGAACCGGAAACCGGGGCGCAGTTTTCTGAATCCATCATTAAACAGATTACCGGTGGTGAAAAAATAGTCGCGCGGCACCTGCAAGAATCATTCTTTGAATTTATTCCGGTATTTAAGGTCACGGTTTCCATGAACAACAAGCCGCGCATTCGCGGCCAGGACGATGGTATCTGGCGCAGATTACTGCTGGTGCCGTTCGACCAGAAAGTCGGCAAGGATGACGTGACACCGGTGTACGCCGCCCTGGAGGATGAGGCGGCGGGTATTTTCCGTTGGATGCTTGAAGGTGTTGAGTTGTGGTTCGAGGAAGATGAATACGGCCATCGCAAAGGCCTTGACGTGCCGGAACAAATACAGAGCGCCGTTGATGAATACCGGGCGGACTCATCGCCGCTTTCGGAATTCATCGCCGACCGGGTGGTGTTGGCTGGCGGGGACGCTGAAAGTATTGTCGCCGGGCAGTTGTTCGCGACCTACAAGCAATGGGCGGCAGACAACGGCTACGACGCATGGAACATGACCATGTTCGGCAGGCGCATGAATGATGGTAATTACAAAAAGGTCAAGCGCGGTGGACTTAAGCATTACCTCGGCATGCGATTGAAAGACGCGGCGGCGGTCCAGGCCGGGGAGGGTGGGGACAGTTCGACGGGCGATCCGCGACCAGAACCGCCTCCATCGAGCTGTGACGGGGTGAGGCCGGATGGGTAAACGGGCGCGAACTGTCCCCACCCTCCCCAAACTGTCCTGATTTGACGTGGCGGTTGCAAAGGGTTGGGGACAGTTGGACAGTTTGGAGGGTTTGTTTGCTTAGGTTCATGTGCTCAGGCGTAAGAGAAAGACTTAAGAAAACTATCCAAACTGTCCAACTGTCCTGTTTTTACGAGTGATTGCCATCACATAGCCTTAGTTGAAAAATAATTTATAACCTTCGGTTCGTTTGGACCTGGGTGGTTACACAGGGACGTTAAATGAAAAATAAACTCTCAAGTGCAAAGCAGAATATTGATATCGAGCAATTATTAATCTGGGTCTATAGGGATCAGGCAGCCGAAGCGGTTACGTCAAGGGCGGCTGGTTTTGGCCCGGCGCTTCTTCCAGGGTATGCGTATGGCAGCGGCGACAGTACAGGCCCGGTCGAACGCTATGGACGGCTGGGCTGTTCGGTCGATTGCGCCGGGGCGGCGGCGTCGGGCAATAATGAACTCCACCCCGATGCGGAAACGATATATGAGGCAGTCGGTTTTAATCCGTTGATTGTTCAACATGCCAGAACCGGGACGCGCCCGGATTGGATGGAAGGGGAAGTGACGCACTATGAACCGGTCGATGGTTGGAAGGATGACAAAGAAGGCGCGCGGGTGCCGAAGCGGTATGATTACGATATCACCGTTGGTATTGGTCATCGGCCTTGGTTGTGTCGGGTGCGAATCGTCAATCAACCAAGCATGATTATCTTTGCCAGGGCGCAATACGGTGAGTGGTGGCAGGCGATGGCTGACTTGTCGGTAAGGCTTGAACTATTGGAATACATAGCCTCGCCGCCGTCTGCCCCGGCCTGTCCTTGGTCGGTGTGATTTTATGCTTGACATGGAGGGGGAAAAATTTGACAAGTGACCCAGCGGGACATGCGCCCGCACTACAGAAACCGCCCCGGAAATCCGGAGGCGGTTTTTTCGTGCGCGCCTGCTGTGGTCGCCATAACCCCTGCTGGGGCGCTGTTGGTTTGGTCGGGTAGCAAGGTACGCTGGGTTGCCCCCCCTTTGGGTCCTTCCGGGAACCAAAACAGATACGGGCGGCAGGGGCGTGGGGAAAAACTAGTGCGGCTTTTGGGATTTGATGCAACGTAAGGGCTGCATCATGCAACATCTGATCAATACAAATCATGGTTCCTGCGGTGGCGGGGGCCGGGGTGTTTATGCACCCCGAACCGCGAGGCTGTAACCCCGCACGTCCAAGCCGACCGGTCGGCTTGACTGTCCCGCCTTCCCTCCGCGAAGGGATGGCGATAGTTGTATCGCAGGACGTGTCATGGTGAAACCTTCGTTTCGACTTAAGGTCGAAGCCTGGCCTGTTGAGGCATTGGCACCGGCTTTAAGAAATCCGCGCGAGCATCCGGTTGGACAGCTTGCGGCGTTAAAGAATTCTATTCTGGCCTTCGGGTTTAATAATCCGATTTTGGCAAGTTCTGACGGCAGCATTATCGCCGGGGAAGCGCGCTGGTTGGTGGCTGGCGATCTGGGCATGGCCCAGGTTCCGGTCATCGTGCTGGATCATTTAAGTGAGAACGAACGCCAGGCCTACGCGCTGGCCGACAACAAGATACCGCTGGGCGGTGTTTGGGACGAAGAAATGCTGGGCCAGATCATGGCCGACCTTGAGGCGGTGGCCTTCGATATTTCGCTGACCGGTTTCAGCGACGGTGAGATTGACGACCTGCTGGCGTTGGCCGCCGGTGATGTGCTTGAGGATTTAGACCAGGCACCGCCGCCGCCGGTTGTTGCGGTCAGTCAGATTGGCGATGTCTGGGAGTTGGGCGAACACCGCCTGATTTGTGGTGACAGCACGAAGACCGAGACGTTCGAGAAATTGCTTTCCGGTCAAACCGCCGGGAGCGTTGTTTGTGACATGGTTTTTACCGACCCGCCTTATGGCATGGCTTATGATGGCGGGCGGGCTTTGAGGGAAGCGCCGGGGCTGGTTTTCACAGACCCGCCGTACGGTATGAGTTTCGGGGCTGGCAAGGAAGCCGGTTCGACGGCGAAGGGCTCGCTGGTTAAAGCCCACGGTCAGATCATCGGTGATGATGCGCGCGGGGAGGACCTGGTTAATCTGGTTGGTGAGGCATTGAAACGGGCGCACGAAGTGGCCTGGCCGGAGGCGGCGTTTTATGTTTGTTTTACCTGGCGGACTTACTGCGAATTTGAGCGCGGGCTTAAAGAGGCTGGCTTAAACATTGCGGCCTGCATCGTTTGGGATAAAGGTTCCATCGGGCTGGGTCATCAACACTACCGACCGCAGCATGAATTTATCTTTTACTGCAAGGGTGCAAACTGGAACGGCGGCAAGGGCGAAAGCGACATTTGGGAATTTTCGCGCGGGCATACTGAAAGCTATGTTCACCCGACGCAGAAACCGGTTGATCTGATCAAGCGCGCCATCGGTAATTCGAGCCGTCGCGGCGATCTGGTGCTGGACCTGTTCGGCGGTTCGGGTTCTACCGTCATTGCCTGCGAGGCGATGGGGCGGCGGGCGCGGGTGGTTGAACTGGACCCTAAATATTGTGATGTGATCGCCTGTCGATGGCAACAATTTGCGGGTGGCGCGGCGCGGCTTTTGGGCGACGGTCAGAGCTTTGATGAAACGGCGCTCTCAAGGAAAAACACAGGAACCATTGCATGAGCGACCTTGTCAGTATCAGCGCCGCCGCGAAGGTGATTGGCATCGATAAATCGGTCCTGTCGCGTTACATCGCTGACTATCCGGACCTGGTTAAGGATGAAAAAGGTCGGTCCAAGCTGGTCAATGTGGCCGAGGTTAAAGACCACCGGGAGCAAAATGTTAATCTACTGATGTCGGATAACCATAAAGGCGACGCGCCTGATGTGGATGTGCCTGCTGATCATTCAACAGGTAAACAAGAACCCAATTACAAAAATGCAAAAATCGTTGGTGAGTATGCCAATGCACGGATGAGGCAGCTTGATCTGGCCGCCCGGTTGGGTCAGACGCTCGATACCGCACTGGTCGAGGCGGCGCTGGCCGACGCGGGGCAGATGCTGGTGCAGGCCATGGAGGCCCGCCACCGGCTGCTGGGTGACGAGTTGGCGACCATGAACGACCCGCGCGCAATAGCAGCGCGCCTGAAACTGTCTGACCGCGAGGTTCTGGAGAAAGTATCCGATGCTCTTGTCCACGCACTTAGGCCAGACGCGGAGGCCGCTGCCGCCTGATCTGGCGGGGCAACTTGCGGACGCAAGAGAAACCGTTTTTGAAGCCTTAGCGGCGGCGATACGACCCGCGCCGGAAATTACGGTCAGCCAGTGGGCCGATGAAAATCGTTATGTGGCGACGGAGTCCTCGCCGCATCCGGGCAAGTGGCGGACTGATCTTGTGCCATATATGCGCGAAGTGATGGACGTGTTATCGCCCGGCCATCCTTGTCGTGAGGTGGCGTTTAGCAAAAGTCACCAGATTGGCGGCACCGAAGGTGGGGCTAATTTTTTTGGAACCATCGTTGATCGCGACCCAGGGCCGACGATGATCGTGCTGCCGACGCTGGATGAGGCCAAGAAATACAACCGGGTCAAACTAGACCCGGCGATTCAGGCGACGCCGGTATTGCGGCGGAAAATAAGGACACAGAAAAGCCGCGACGCCCAAGGCTCGACGACACTGTTCAAGAAGTTTCCCGGCGGGTTCCTGGTGATAACCGGGGCCAATTCTTCTGCCGGGTTGCAGATGGTGTCGGTGCGTTATCTGATACTGGAAGAGGTTTCGGAATTTCCCGACGACGTGGACGGGCGCGGTGATCCGGTGGCGCTGGCGCTTAAACGGACGACGGCGTTTTCTGAAAGCCGCAAGGTTTTTTATGTCTCGACACCCGGCGTCAAGGGGACGTGCCGGGTGACCATCAAGTACGAGGCATCGGATCAACGCTGTTACTACGTCCAGTGTCCGCACTGCGGTGCCTGGCAACAACTGAAATTTGACGCCCTGAAATGGGATAACACCTTCCCGCCGTTTGGGGCGTGGTTTGAATGCCGGGCGAAGAAATGCCGCATCGATCATCACCTGAAAACGGCGATGGTCGCGGGCGGTGTGTGGATAAAATGCTTTCCTGACGAGGCCGGTGAAGTGCCGCTGGATGTGTTGAGTATTGATGAATTTGCGCGCTGGTCGGACCGGGACAGTCGGGGTCGGGAACCGGGCTTCCATATCTGGCAGGCTTATTCGCCGTTCCCGCATTGGGACGATATGGTCGATGATTGGCAGACCGCCGAAGGCGACCCGCACGAGGAAAAGGTGTTCTGCCAGCAGGTGCTTGGCAAGGCTTGGGAAGAAAAGGGCGAAGCGCCGGACCACGAGAAACTGTTTGCGCGGCGCGAGGCGTACAAACTTGGCACGCTTCCGCCTGGGGCGCTGGTGCTGACCGGCATGGCCGACGTACAGGGCAACCGCCTTGAATACGGCGTGTATGGCTGGGGCATCGGGCTGGGTGGCTTCCTGGTCGATAAAGGGGTGCTTGAGGGCGACCCGTCGGACGATGACGTGTGGCGCAGGTTGGATGAGGTCATCGCCAAAACATACACGACGCCGGGTGGTAAAGAATTGGCGATTGACGCTTTCGCCGTTGATTCCGGTTACCTGTCGCACCGGGTTTATATGTTCTGCCGTGGCCGTCCGAATGTGCTGGCCTTCGATGGACGCCCAGGCGCGTTGCACCCGTTTATAGGGACGCCGAAGAAAGTCGATATCAACTGGAAGGGCCGCGTCATCAAGGGCGGCACGATGTTGTGGCCGACCGGCACATGGCCACTGAAAAGCTGGGTCTACGGGGCGTTCCGCAAGACCATAAACGGCCCTGACGAAGACGGTTTGTGGCCGGTCGGGGCTTTACGTTATCCGGATGCTTGCGATGAGGAATATTTCAAGCAACTGACTGCGGAATATCAGGCCGAGGTCGAGAAGAATGGTCGTTCGATAAGGATTTGGAAGAAAATTAAAAACCAGCCCAACGAGGCGCTGGACATCGTCGTCGGTGCGCGGGCGCTGGCTTATCACTTAGGCCTGGACCGTATGAAACACGACGACTGGCAAGCCCTTGCTATTGATCGTGGGGCGTCACCGGAAGATGTGCAGCGCGACATGGCGGGGCTTTGGTCACCGGGACCGGTGGCTGAGACACCGGCTGCGCCGGGCGTAACGGTGGACCGCTCGGCAAATGTGATTGAGCGGGGCGCAGGTGGTGTGCGCGTTCGTGGGCAAACTTAAACATTAGCAAAGGGGCCATGATGGCATCCGGATATACCCAAGCACAACTCACCGCCCTGCAGGGGGCGTTTGCCAGCGGACATTTACGCGTTACGCACGATGGATCGACGTTTGAATATCGCAACACCGCCGACTTGGAGCGGGCAATCCAGCGAGTCGAAAGTGGTCTTGCCGCAGATGCCGGAACTGTACCTGTTCGTCAGGTTCGTGTCGTCACGAGTAAGGGAATTTAATCATGGGAGTACGTGATTTTCTCGCTCGGCAGGCTTTGTCGGCGACCACTTTTATGGTGCGTAACGGTGCAAGTTTACCGGGCTTCGACACGACAGGAAGCGCCGCCAGGACATCCGGCATTCGTGGTGCGCCTGGCGGGCATATTAATTCATTACTGAGTGGTGCCGGTTCAGTCCTGCGCCGTCAATCGCGCGATGCGGTGCGCAAGAATGCCTATGCGGGCCAAGCGATTGACAAGTATGTGTCGAACGCCATTGGCACAGGTATTCGTCCACGGTCCATGCATCCTGACGAAAAGAAGCGCCTGGAAATTCATGAGTTGTGGAACAGGTTCGTTGATGAATCCGATGCGTCGGGTAATTGCAGTTACTACGGCCAGCAGGTACTGGGATTACGTTCAATGCTGGAGGGGGCGGATTGTTTTGGGCGATTTCGCGCACGGCGTCCGAGTGATGGCCTGACTGTTCCGTTTCAACTGGAACTAATGGAAAGTGAACAAGTTCCACTGGAATTAACCAGGTCTTTGTCGCGGGGTGCCGGTGTGATTCGTTGTGGTATCGAATACGACGGTATCAACCGCAAGAGCGCATATCACGTTCTGCCGTATCATCCTGAAGACCACGCATTGTTAGGTCGCGGTGCAGGACAGGCGGTGCGTATTCCTGCTGATCGCATGATCCATTTGTTCAAGCCACTGCGGCCCGGACAGGTGCGCGGTGTTCCTGCTTTGGCATCGGTTTTGTTGCGGTTGTACGAACTGGATCAGTTTGAAGATGCAACGCTGAAAAAACAGCAAATTGCTGCGATGATCACAGGTTTTATCACGAAGACCATGGAGGATTCCGGCAGCGGGAGTCCGCTTGGCGGCGCGATTGATCCACTTAATGCCGCGCTGGAAATTATGCATCTGGAACCCGGAACGTTCCCTGTGGGGCGACCGGGTGAGGATGTGAAATTTGCGGACCCGCCAGAGATTGGCGCGGGTGTCGATGATTTTGTGAAGCGTGAATTGCGCGCCATTGCGGCGGGCGGGAGCGTGACGTATGAGCAGCTTTCTGGCGATCTGTCCGGGGTGAATTATTCCTCGATCCGGGCTGGGTTGTTGGAGTTTAGGCGGGAGGTTGAACAGTTTCAAACCTGCTTTTTCATTTATCAGTTTTGCCGACCTACGTGGAGAGAATTTATCGACACGGCGGTTATCTCTGGTGTCCTGGACGCCGCCGATTTTCATCGTAACCGGCATCATTATTATGGCGTTCGATGGGTACCACAGGGCTTCAAGTGGACCGATCCGGTCAAGGAAGTGGCTGGGTTGATCATGGCTATTCGGGCGGGTTTGATTTCGCGCTCCGAAGCAATCCAGATGTCGGGTTACGACCCCGAGGTTATCGACAACGCCTTGGCAGAAGATGCCAAGCGGGCAGAACGTCTTGGTTTGATTCTGGATTCGAACGCCAAGCACACATCAAAGGCAGGTGTCACGAATGCGCGATCTGAGGGGGTCGTGTACCCCGATGAAAACGAGCCCGATCCGAACGCCGACCCGGATGCAGCCGATCGGGCCGAACGTCAAACAATATAGCAGTAATTCTAAGGACATCTCATGAAACGTGATTATCCACATATTTTGGGGCGCATCTTCAATACGCCGCTGGTCATCCATCCGGATAAGGCCGCCGCTATGGTTGCCGCCCTCGGGCCGCGCTTGGGGATTGATGAGGGCAAGCTTCTTGAAGCCGCTGACCATGGCCAAGGGCAGGGCAATGTTTTGCCAGACCGCCTGGCTTCGGTTCCAGGGCGGGTGAAAAGCAACAAACCCTACGCGATAACCGATAATGGCGTGGCGGTAATCCATGTTTTGGGAACCTTGGTCCATCGCGCCGCCGCCGCCTCGCCACCATCAATGCTTTGGTCATATGGCGAGATAGAAGACATGTTCATGGACGCGGTCACAGACCCATACATCAAGGCGCTGATGTTTGATATTGATTCCGGTGGTGGCGAGGTTTCCGGTGTTTTTGATCTGGCTGAATTAATTCACCAGGCGCGCGGCGTCAAACCAATATGGGCGGCGGCAGACGAGCATGCCTTTTCCGCCGCTTACGCGCTGGCCAGCGCGGCAGACCGCATAACCGTGGCGCAAACCGGCGCGGTCGGTTCGGTCGGTGTGATCGCCATGCATCTGGACGTGAGCAGGCAGGATGCTGCTGCCGGGTTGAATTACACTACCATTTATGCCGGTGCGCACAAAAACGATTTCAACCCGCACGAACCATTGAGCGATGCCGCGCAGCAACGACTGCAGGCGTCTGTCGGTGAAACTTACGATCTGTTTGTTGAAACCGTGGCGCGCAATCGAAAGACCAACACCGACACGGTACGCGCGACCGAGGCGGATATATTCACAGGGCTTGGCGGTGCCGCCGTCGGGTCAGGACTTGCGGATGCGGTGATGCCGTTTCGTGAGGCTTTGGCTGAATTGACTGAAAAGGTTAACCAGCCCCGGCAATCATTTTTCACAGGCGCGGGTACCGCCGCGTCACAACCCGGCAGCCATAAGGAGACACTACCCATGCCTAAATCTAACGACGAAGCGCCCAAGCCGGACGCAACCAAGACAAACACAACCACCACCACCACAGCAGAAACCCCTGCCGCACCTGAATCGCCATCGGCAGAAACGCCGCTGAAAGAAGCGGTTGGCAACAATATCATCGCCTTGGATACGGCCAGGGCGGAAGGCCACGACCAAGGCCATGCCGCAGCCGGTGAAATTGCACAGTTATGTGATATTGCCGGGCGCTCCGATTTGACGGCGGGTTATCTGGGCAAGAAGTTGAGCGCCGCAGCCGTGCGCGATGACCTGGTTAAACAGCGCGCCGATGCCGACGATAAATTATCCACCAGCACACTACACGGCGGTGGCGATGAACACGGCCACGGCGGCACATTAAATGCTGCTGCTATCTATGCCAAGCGCCGTGCGGTTACGCGCGGCAATACCTAAACCCCCTCTGAGTTTTCATCTATCAATTACATTTATGGAGAACTTTAAGTCATGACTACTTTAACCGAAGGCCAGCATGCTGGCGAATTTATGGTATCGGAGGCGAACGGTAGCCGTTCGCGTGAAACCAAAACGCTGATTTTAGGCCAGAACCTTTCTGCCGGTGCCGTGCTCGGCGAAATCACAAAGAGTGGTTCGGCGACATCCGCCGCCGATGCGGGCAATACCGGTAACGGGGCAATGGGCGCTGTGACCGTTTCCGCCGGGGCGAATGTTGGAGATTACGTTTTGAGCGTCGTCGCCACCGCAGCTAACGCGGGTGCCTTCGAGGTGGAAAATCCTGACGGCGTGAACATCGGCACCGGTGATGTCGCCGCTGCGTTTTCCGATGGTGGGTTGGCGTTCACGCTGGCAGACGGCGCGACCGACTTCGCCGTGGGTGACCGTTTCATTATCACCGTTGTCGCCGGTTCGGGTAAATACACGGAATACAACCCAACAAACACGGATGGGTCTGAAACCGCTGTCGCGGTGTTGTACGACAACGTTGATGCCAGCGCCGCCGATGTGGACTGCGTGATTATCGCCCGCGAGGCGGAGGTGGCCAGTTCGTCCCTGCAATGGTTTACCGGCGCAACTGCTAATCAAATCATTACTGGTAAGGCCGAATTGTCGGTCGCAACCATCATCGCGCGCTAAGCATCGCGTTTCAAACTCAATTATAGATTAAGGAGTTCAAAAAATGGCCGAAATGGACATTTTCAACAACGACGCATTCAGCGCTTTGTCAATGACGACGCGCGTCAACAATATGGATTTCGTTCCAGGGCGTGTGGGCGAGGTCTGCGATTTTCGCGAATACGGTGTGATCACCACGACGGTTGCTATCGAGGAAAAGGATTCTGTCTTGTCCCTGATTGCCAATAGCCCGCGTGGCAGTGCGCCGGAACAAGCCTCGCGTGGCAAGCGCCGCATGCGCAACCTGAACCTGACGCACCTTACACGCGAAGCTGTGATCTATGCGGATCAGATTCAAGGCGTTCGCGCATTTGGCGGCCAAGGTGAGCTGGAAGTAGTGACGCAGGTCGCCGACGCAGAAGTTCAACGCCTTCTTTTGTCGATGGACATGACTTTGGAAAACCTGCGCCTGGGTGCATTCAAGGGCGATATCCTGGACGCCGACGGATCGACGGTAATTTACAATCTGTTCACCGAATTTGGCGTGACGCAAGAAACAGAAGTTAATTTTGCCCTGACCACTGCCACCACAGACGTGCGTGGATTATGCCAGAAGCTGCGGCGCACGATGGTTAAAAACTTGAAGTTGCCGGAAAATAGTAAATTCCGCATTCACTCGTTGTGTGGTCCTGACTTCTTCGACAACCTGATCTCTCATCCAGAGGTTAAGGCTGCTTACGACCGCTGGGAACAAGGTGCCGCGTTGCGCGCCGACCTAACTTACAGCGTTTTCAATTTTGGCGGTATCGATTTCGAGGATTACCGGGGGTCAGACGATGGCACTGTCGGCGTTCCAGCGGCCAAGGCTCACTTCGCGCCGGTCGGCGTTCCGGGTTTGTGGGAAAATCCCAACGGGCCAGCGGACACCATGGAATTTGTTAACACGCCGGGTATGCCGCGTTACGTCATTCCTGGTTTTGATCCGAGCGGTAAGAACAAGTTTATGTCATTCGAAGTCCAGGCTAATCCGTTGCCGTTCTGCACCCGTCCGAAAGTGCTGATGAAAGGCAAGCAAGCTTAAATTTCAGGGTTGTTATTTCGATAAATATACGAACATGGGCGGTCCTTCGGGGTCGCCCTGTTCTCTTCCTTATTCTTTAATTTTTTAAAAGATCAGCGGACGCTTTTCGCTGGGAGCGCTAGGGGCCTTAAAATTATGAATTGGAATCTGGCTCTTGATGAACTGTACACCGTCGTCCATGACACGTTTGCCAAAGACGCTGCATATTCACCGCTGTCCGGTGGCGGGCCAATTTCGGTCAAGGTGATTTTGAAGAAAGAACCGGCGGGTGAAAGTTTTGGCAAGGTTGGCATCGCCACTGCGCAGGTCCGGGCCGAAGTCCGGGTGTCGGAAATCGCGGCGGCGGCGAAGGGCGACACGTTTGTCGTCGGGGCCGATACCTACAAGGTGACGCGGGCAGACACCGACGCCGACGGTCTGATTTGGCAGTTGGGCGTCGAGCGCACGTCATGACCGGTTTGGGCTTGGCGCTAAAAGGCGATTTGCGCAAGTCCATGGACCGGCAACTCAGGCGGATCAAAAAAGGGGTTAAGGCAGGGACAGCCAGCACCGCGAAAGGATTACAAGGCGACCTTCGGGCGCAGACGCGGCATGCAAAACTTGGCCGCGGGCTGGAAAAGGCGTGGCGCTTCGAAGTCTATCCGCGACATGGCAAGATTAGCCTGCATCCTGCCGCTATTGTTTTTTCGAATGCTAAACGCATTCACGCGGCCTTTAGCCAGGGCGCGCAAATCAGGGTGCGTAAGGCCAAGTTTTTGGTTATCCCGCTGCCAGCGGCAAAAAAATTTGGTTTCGACATGGGCCTTAAACATTCGAAGGGAAACAAGGAACGCAAGTGGTCGGATATTGAGGCTGCTATCGGCAAATATGCCTCGCTGCGCTACGTCAAGATAGGCCCCGGCAAAGCGCTGCTGGTTGCCGATAACCTGACCAGCGGGTTGCGGCGGTCGAAATCGCGGGTCAGCAAGAAAACCGGCGCAGCCTATTCGCCGGTCGGTGGCAGGCGGGCGTCTGCACCGCTGTTTTTGCTGGTGAAGCAGGTGCGGATTAAACGCAAGATCGATGTTAAGCGGGCAGTAAAACGGGCAAACAGAGACTTGGGGCGTCAAATTTTGAAACATTTATCGGCACGGTAGGGAATTTAATAATGGCTACTTCAATTCGTGAGCAAATCCTGACCGCCGTCGATGCGGCGCTGATTGCCATCGGTGCTGGTGTTTTGGCGGCGCGCAATCGTTCCAGTGATGTCGAGCCAGCGGAAATGCCAGCGGCTATCCAGATTGACGGCGGGCATCGGGCAAGTGACCACGAGACAGGTGCCGTTGGAATGACGCTGGACGTTTCCGTGCAGGGTTATGTCACAGGCAGCGACGACGCAGCCATCACGGCGGCGGTCGATGCTTTGTACGTGCAGATCGGCACGGCGCTGATGGCCGATATTACGCTTGGCGGCTTGGCTTCGGACGTGCGCGAAGTGGAAATGCTTGAGCCTGAAATCATGCGCGAGGAACAAGAAAAACCGTTCGCGGAATTTACCGTTGAATTTGAAATTGATTATCAAACGTCGGAAACAGATCCGACGGCATTGCCTTAGTTTTGGTCGGGGCAATTTACGCTTCAGGAAGCCCTGAAGCGATTGCACCTTTACAGGAGAACACAAAATGAAAACACCTGCACACCGCAAGGCTGGCGGGCCGATGGCCGTCGGCGGAAGCCACCTGACACCGCAAGAACCTGCCACGGCCCAGAGCGCCCCGAAAGGCAAGCGCGAACGGCTGGCTGCCATCACCGCCGTCATTACCGCCCGCCTTGAGCCAACCAACCCCGGTCAGTTCACCGACGAGGGTGTGCCGCAAATTTCCGCAATCGAATCTTTCCTTGGATGGCGACCTTCCAGCGACGAGCGCGACACCGCATGGGCCGCAATCCAGTCCGCCTGAAACACGCAACCTACAGATATTTAAGGATTAAAAATCATGGCCGATTTTCGTACCAAAAACCAAACCGTGACCGCCAAGCCGGAAGCCGTTTCCGGCATCGAGGAATCCCCGACGGTCGCCGCTAACGCCATCAAGGTTTCCAGCCCTCAGTATTCGCCCAATTTTGATGTCCTGGATACCGACGATGAAGCCACCGGATCGCTTGATGTGGGCAACCCGATTGTCGGTGGCGGCAATGCCACAATTAATTATGATGTCACCATGCGCGGTTCCGGCGCGGGCGGCACGGCCCCTGAATATGGTGCGTTGCTGCGCGGCTGTGGGCTGTCTGAAACTGTTACGGCGGCAGATGTTACCGGCACGGCGACGGCTGGCGCGGCTTCGACTGTAACACTGGCCGCTGGTGCTTCGGCGGTCGATGATGCCTACAAGGGCATGGTTATCGAAATCGACGGTGGCACCGGTTCGGGGCAGTCGGCGGTGATGACCGGTTACGTTGGTTCGAGCAAGGTCGCCACGGTGGCCGCCGCGTGGACGACCGCACCGGACGCCACATCGACCTACACCATCCCGGCCAACGCGCTGTACCGCCCGGCATCCACCGGGCTTGAGACGCTGACTATTTTCGATTATCAGCATTCCTCGGCGTCCGGCGGTCAATCGCTGCTGCGCAAACTGATAGGCGCGGCGGGGACCATGAATTTGGCCATCGACACGCGCGGCATTGGCCGCATGAGTTTCAACTTCACCGGCATCCTGCCAGCCCTTCCGGCGCAGGTCGCCCATCCGGGCAGCGCCACGTATGATAATGTGCAAGCCGAAGCGTTCAAGAATGCCGAGGCGCTGATGGGTGGCGCGGTTGTCAAGTTTGGCAATTTCTCGCTGGACCTGGGTGGGGAAATCTCGCAGGCAGACGACCCGGCTGCGACTTACGGTTATGACATCGCGGGGCTTACCAAGCGCAAGGTGACCGGTTCCATCACCCCGCTTTTGGCGAACCTTGCGACGCGAAACAATATGTCTGATTTCATGAATCAGAATTCAAAAACCATCGTCACCCGTTGGGGTTCGGTTGCTGGCAAGCGGGTCTCGTTGTTGGTGCCGACGGCGAAATTGACCGGGGCGGCTCCTGGCGATAGTTCCGGCTACGCCAACGAAGATGTGCCGTTCCAATCGACTGGCGTCGATGACGGTTGCTGGTTGTGTATTCACTGATGGCTATTAAATCAACATCCGCACCCGTCCGCATGGAACCCACAGGTCAGGATGACGTTGATGAGGATAAGCGGGTGGCTTATCTGGTCAAGGTGCCGAGTGTTTATGACCGTGCCGCATACCGTCGCCAGGTCAAGGCGCGGGGGGCGCGTTTGTTTATGCCTGCTGAAATGCGCCAGTCCATGCGCACCGATGTGGCGGCGGCCAACGACGCCGGGGCTTTTTCGAAAGACGAAGCCCGCGCCGCCAACGCCACCATCGACGCTTTCGAGGCGGCGCTTGCGGCCCGCGACGGCGATGCTGACACGGCGGTTCCCGATAAATTGTTGCAGGCGTTTATGGATTTCGAGGAAAGCGTTCGCGGGCTGGGCGGTGAATACGCAGGACGGTTGGCGGAAAACGAATACTACCTTGAAATTGCCATGATTGAGGCGGTGCGGATGTTTGTCGTCGGCTGGGAAAATGTGGACGCCGATTTCAAGCGGGTTGAACCTGTGGGCTTGAGCGAGAATTCCTTGCAGGCTATTTCCGACGACCACCTGCGCCAGATCGACGGAAAGGTCGGGGCGTTGATGGCCCCTGGGGGCACGGCTGAAAAAAACTTAAACTCGCCGTCGCCTGGGCCTTCTGGCCCGGCGACTTCGCAGGCGGCGAAGCCTTCACAGCCGAAAACCCGGCGCACAAAGACGAAGACTTCTGGAGTCTCCCGGAAATCGGCTTCGAAAAACTAGGCGTTCATCCGCAGCACCTTGTCGGGGACCTGCTCGAAGTGGTGCAGTTGTGGCGGGTGTTTAAAAAGTCGGCAACACTTCCAGACACCGGCGGCTGGTTGCAACAAGCGGCGTGGACGATTGATGCGTTCGTCATCATCGAGACGGCGCTGGAAACGCTAAAGGAGGCGCGGCGGGAATTGATAGGGCGTTAAGGCGTATGCAAGGCGCGCACGGCGGTTTCTGGTTCCTTGTCGATAATGTGCAGCAGGGCGGCGGCGGGGCCATCGGGGTGGCGGCGACCCTGTTCCCAATTGCGCAGGGTGCCGATGGGAATGTGAAAGACGGCGGAAAACCTGGCCTGGCTAAGTTTTGTTTTGGCGCGGATTTTTTTAACATCGGGTCGTGGGAAAGTGTGGATGATGCAGTCGATGTCCTCGCCTGCGGCGTGGGCGGCGGCTTCTTTCAGGCCAGCCATGATTTGGTCAAAGGCTTTGCTCATTTTGGGTGACTTTCCTTCCAGTTTTTAACGGTGGTTTCGACAAATAATTTCAGTTGTTTTAATTCGGCTTTTGAAAGATTGGTTTTTTCGTTCTTGGTAAACACGGCCAACATATAAACCGGCATGTCGGTGTTGCGGAAATAATAAACGACCCGCGCACCGCCACTTTTGCCCCGGCCTGAAAGTGCGACCCGCACTTTGCGAACACCGCCGCTGCCGACAATGATGTCGCCAACCATGGGGTCGGCTGAAATCATGTCGATGGTGTTGGTTTTTTCCTGTTCGGAAAAGACTCGCTTGGCCTTGGCGATAAAAGGCGCGGTTTCGATAACGGTGATCATTGTGTTTTCCATGATCTAAATATACGCCATTGGCGTACTTAGATCAAGAAAAAAAGTAAATCATTGGCGTATATTATTTAGGAGGATTTTTATTATGAATGAGGGTTTGTCACACCAGGCTGTTCGGAAGGAACCGCCGCGCCCGTTTGTTGCTGAAGCTGGGCAAGCAGATTCAGCAGATACATCGCGTTCGGAATGTTCACCCAGAACTTTACATATTCGCCTTTATGGTCGAGTCCACTTATGGATACCAGGGAATCCGCCGGCGTCGATTCTCCTTGAGACATCACCCCTTCTACCTTTTCCCAGCGCAATTCCGGGGGGAAGTTAGCCAGAAACGCACGGTGGTTATATTCATCCATGTCAATTGTATCCGTCATTGTTTCCTCCTTTTGGTTGTGAAGGGGGAGGATGGCAGAAACGGTAACGAGAGTCGATCAGGAGGATTTTTTCAGGCGGACACCGGGGCCGGAACCGTTCTCGGCGATGAACTCAACCCCGGCGGCTTCGAGGGCGGTTTGGATGGCGGCGAGTGTGCTGTTGTGAGGAGAGCGGGCATCAGATTCAAAATCAGCGATTGTCCGCTTGGCGACCTTTGACCCAGCCGTGAGGTTATCACGAGACCAATTAAGAAGGGCGCGAGCAGCGCGGCACTGTGAAGGCGTTATAGACATAAATAAATCCAAATTGCTTCTTTTGCGTTGACAATTATGTAATTGTTGCCTTTAATACGCATAAGTTACCCTTTTGAAGTGGATTTAGCAACAATGCAAACACAGACATCCAGTTTGGTTCCGACATTAATGACCCTCGATTTTGAGGGTGATGCGGTTCGGATTGACCCACGGGACGGTGAGCCATGGTTTGTTGCAAAAGATATTTGCCGGTGTTTGGAAATAGATAATCCGAGCGATGCCCTTAAACGACTTGATGAGGATGAGGTTACCCTAGGTTCAATCGAGGGGAACCATCGTCAGATTAATCTAATCAACGAACCTGGGATGTATTCCTTGATTCTTGGTAGCCGCAAGAAATCGGCGAAAAAGTTCAAGCGCTGGGTGACCCATGAAGTCTTGCCGACGATCCGGCGGACCGGGTCTTACGGTGTGGCGGGGTTCGACATGGAACAGGAAGCCGATGACACCCGGCTTTATTTGAACCTGGTCAACGAATGCCGTCGTACCTTCGGGCGGGCGGCGTCGCAGCGCATGTGGCGGTTGCTGCCTTTGCCGCAGGTCGATGATGGTCCGCGACAGATTGCCGTTGGCGATCACGCCATCGACAGGTTTATGGACGAACGGACCGAGACTGGCGAGAATTTCAAATCTCGCGCCTCGGACCTGTACGCCGCCTACGCCGACTGGTGCGCAAAAAATGGAACGGCTTCGGCAAGCCTGACGGCATTTGGCCGGGCGCTGGGCGAGCGCTACGTCAAGAACAAAGGCAACGGAGGATTTATCTGGTACGAGGGGGTGACCCTGACATGACGGCGCTGTTGGAAAGCGAAGTGACGCGGGGCGGTATCGCGGCGTTTCTGGAAATGACTGGCGATGAGTTCGAGCCCGTAGCCGGATATGAAAAGGGCGGTGACATGTTTTTACCGTCGCCGATGATCGAAAGTCGAGACGTGGGCGCATACGCGGGGAAAAATTTGTGGTGGGTAGGAATCAGATTAAAAAAACATCCGGACTTGCTGATGTCCGTCGCCCGCCGAGAGTTGCGGCTGCCGGTGCTGTAATAGTCCTTCAAGGAGGGCGAGGGCGGACCGTAAGAGACGCCTCCCCCGGCAGCCGTTTGTTAAGTTGAAAGGTTCATCCCTCGTCTTGGGGTAATTTTATACTTTCGAGATAAGCAGATGGTTGACCGTGTTCAATCCATTCGAGAAGGCCGTGCAAGACCGGGATTAATTCACCCGTTTTTGCGTCAATGGCTTCTTCGATGTTGTAGATGTTAAAAAATCTTGGCGCTTTTCGAAGATGGCAATATGCCTGAATATATTTTGGGTATTTCTCACCGTGTAGCGCCTTGACGGTAATGGGACGCTGTGTTTCGTTATCGTCTTTATCGAAGTAGCAAAGTATCCAATTAAGGTCGAGGCCATCTAACAGGACAGGGCCTGGATCAAACTTGAAAGGTTTGGAATCGTTTTCTTCATCATCGAAGTCTTCATCATCGTCGTCATCCCAGTCGTCCAAGTCTAATCCCTTGACCTCGATTTTGAAATTTAGGCTATCGACAAAGGCTTCATTATCTATCTCTACATCGCCGTCTTCGGTGATAGAGGCATATTCGGCGGACATTAACGGCATATCGCAGTGCGGGCAGGTGTCCTGTCCGGCATAGGTTTCCTTGTTGCAAGCAGCGCAGGTGATGATGTCTGTCTGGTTGGTGGCGGACTTTTTGGCGCTAGGGCCGCTCGGAACTACGGTTTTAGTGAACTCGTGACCGCAATGGCGGCAGATGCGGGCGTCTGGTTGGACTTGTTCGGCGCAATCAGGGCATTTTTTTGAAATTTCGGCGGTTGGTTCTTCCTTGATTGTGGGAAGGGCGAACAGGACCAGTATTGCAATTGGCAGCAGTAGACAAATGGTTGCCCATCCGGCAGCGCTGCGATTTTTGCCGCTGGCGACAGCGCCGCCAAGAACAGCTGCGGCGACCCAAATAATAATATATTCCATTTGCTGACCTCCCGGCGGTGAGTGAAACACAAGATAACCGGGTGTGACAACCCCTTCATAACAACTTGAACGGTAGGCTGATGGCAAAGAATCAGGAGACGGTCTCTATTCGGATCGCAATCGAGCGGGCACAGAAGGCGACAGCCGATCTGAAAAAGTTCGGTACGGCTGGACAGGCGGCGCTTGAAAAACTTGAATACGCGGCAAAAAAACCAACGAAGGCGCTGGGTGCGCTCGACAAGAGCATCGCCGGTTCGACCGGTAAATTGCGGCGTATGGGGCAAGTCGCCTCCGTCATTGACGGGCCGCTTGGTGGTGTAGCCTCGCGTTTTTCCGGTATGGCTTCCTTAATAACCGGTGCCGGTCTGGCTGCGGCGGGATTCGCACTAACAATCGGCGGTGTTGTTTGGGGTTTGAAAAAAGGACTTGAAGCATTTTCCGGATTTGAACGGTCAATGTTTAAGACCGAAGCGTTGCTTAAAAGTACGGGTTATGCGAGCGGTTTAACAGCGGGCCAGATTGATACTTTGGCTATTTCAGTCGGGCGTGGCACGTTAGCTAGCGTTGAAGGTGCCCGCAAGGCGGCTGGAGAATTGCTGACTTTTAAGTCGGTCTCCGGCGATGTGTTTAAGAAAACCCTGTATTTGGCGCAGGACTTGGCGGCTTCCGGTTTCGGAACGCTGGAAACCAACACAATCCAGCTTGGCAAAGCGCTGGAAGATCCGATTTTAGGGTTGACGGCGTTGCGCCGGGTCGGTGTCAGTTTCACCGACCAACAGCGTGACATGATTAAGACTATGGTCGAAGTTGGAAATGTCGCAGGTGCACAGGCAAAAATCCTAAAAATTCTTGAAAATCAGGTCGGTGGGGCGGGGCTGGCAGAGGCCAAGGGCTTGGCTGGTTCTTTTGATACGCTTTCGGAGAACGTCGGATTGTTTTTCGAGGCCGTGGGCAGCGCCGAAGGGACAGCGGTGCAACGGTTTTTCGCCGACCTGGCTAAAAATGTCGAATCCACCACGTACAATTTGTTCCCGCCGCTGATTGAGGAAGCCCGGCGCTTAAAGATTGAGATTGCCGCCCTGGAAGATCAAGCCAGGAAGGCACCATCCATGGACGAACTGGTCGGAGTTCTTGGCGCGGCTGATATCGCCAGCGAGGGGCTGATGGAAAAAGCCCTGCAACGGCGACTGCGGCTGAGGGAAATAGAATTAAGCTTGGGCGAAAAACACCGCGAAAGAGAAAACGCGGTCAGGATGTCCGATTTTGCGCAGACCAACCGCACCGCCGAAGCGCAGTCGGCGCTTAAGGAAAAAGCCGCGAAAAAATGGGCCAAGGTTCTGTTTACCGTAGAAAGGCAGAGCAAGAAACTTCGCACCGCCGAGGCTAAAAAATCCGCCTCTGACCTGGTTGCGGCGGAACGCAAGGCCGCTTCGGAGCGGGCCAGCGCTCGCAAAAGCGGGCTGGCGAAGCTGTCCGGGATGGAAGAGCGTGCGGCGCAGGCGACGTTATCGAAGCTGGATTTCCTCAAACGCGCCAAGCTGACCGATGAGAACGCAATTGATTCCTTACGCAAAAAGGGCCTGATTTCCGAAACCGAACTTCTGAAAGCGTCAAGCAGCGTCAACGCCTTTTACGGCAAGAAAATTCTTGATGAGCGGGCGAAGATTGCCGAGGAAACCTTCGGCGGCCAGGCATCAAAACAGGTGGCGTCCTATTTCGAGGAAATCAACAACGGCGGCAAGCGGTCCGGCGCGTTCCTGGTTACCGCGTTCAAGTCGGTCGAGGATTCACTGGCGCAGTTCTTCATGGGCTCTAAGGTCACGTTCCGCGATTTTATGACATCGATCAAGGCCGGGCTGGCGCGGCTGGCCGCGCAGGACGTTATTTCCGGCATCGGTTCGGCGCTTGGCATCGGTTCATCATCGGCACCCGGCGGCGGTTCGATCATCGGCAGTTTTATTTCCGGGGCCGGTAGTTTTATTTCCAGCCTGTTCGCCGAAGGTGGGCAGGTCAGCGGACCCGGTACCGGCACGTCGGACAGCATCGTGGCGCGGCTTTCCGACGGTGAATTCATCGTCAACGCGGCGGCCACCCAACGCCACTTGCCTTTGCTTCACGCCATAAACGACAACAACCGCTACGCCACCGGCGGCCTGGTCGCAAACGACACCCTGCCGCGCTTTTCGCTGGGCGGCCCGGCGGGTGGCGGGGCCGGTTTTGGACATGGCGCGCCGGGCCTTGACGGTTCTGCTGGTCAACGTGGCTTCAGTCAGGGGCGGGCCGACAGGGAAAACGCTGCGGGTCATGGATTTACCGGCGGTGCGGATGGCCGTGGTGGTTCGGGTTCCGGTGCTGGTTCTGCTGCTGCAGTGGACACGCGCGGGTTTTGGGACCGGATTGCCGACTTTTTCAGCGGTCCGACCAGCATTTCACCGGCGGGTGCGTTTGAAACCCCGGCGATGGCATCGATCAAGGGCTATGTCAGCGAAACAGGGTTTCTGGGTTCGTCCGCCGCCGGGGCGGGCCTGGGCATTCTTGGCGCGTTGCTTGGGGGCATTCCGGGGCTGGCTTTTTCGGCGTTGGGCAATTTGACCCGCGCCGCGCAGACCGGTGGATTGGCGCAGGGAACGGGGATCGGCGGGGCGGCTTACGACCTGTTCACCGGGCGCAGGACGATGGCGGGCATTGTCGGCAACCTGACCGGCAAGTTCGGCGGCGGTACGGCGTTGGCAAGTTCCGGTTTTGGGCGTTCGGGCGGCGATGCGGTGTTCGGGGTCAATGACAATTCGGCGAGCAGGGCCGATGGGTTCCGCACCGACGCGGCGGGCTTGCTGGGTGATTTCGGCGCGCAGCTTGCCAATAATTATCGCGGTGTTGAAAGCACCGGGTTAAGTGTCATGCGCGGGCTTAAGCACGGTGGGCGTTTTACTGCTGGCGAGAATTTTGTAGTCGGCGAGGATGGCCCGGAAATCTTACGGCAAGACCGCCCCGGCACAATCACACCCATGGCGCAAGCCGTCGGCGGAAACGACAACCGCGAACTGGTTGACCTGGTGGCTCAACTGCTTGAAGAAACCCGCCAGACCCGCCGGGAGACGGCCCGCGCCATGGACCAGATGGCGTCGTTCGCATCAAGCCACGCGACAAGTGCGGCGGTGCGCAAGACCACCAGCGGCCTGAGTTCGGCTGCTTAAGATGACAGTTTTCGACGACCCCAACGCGCGGCGGGTGTTTACCGCCGAAATAAAGCCTTACGACACGGCGACATCGGCGCTGACCACGCTGTACGTTTCCACCGAGGGCTTTACGACGGCATCAAGCGACACCCCGGCTGATACTTATTTCGAGCCGATTTTATCCAGCAAGCTGGTTTTCCAGCGTTCCATGTACCGCCCCGGTGCGGTGGGCGGGCGCTCGCTTCCCGGTCGCGGCAACCTGGTGCTGGTCAACACCGGGCAGTTCGATGCCTGGTTGGCGCTGCACTTCGATGGCCGCCAGGTGACAATCAAGGCCGGGGTTAGCGGCGATGCATATTCAACCTTTCAAACGGTGTTTGAAGGCTTTTGCGGCGAGGCCGGGTTCGGGCGCAACGAAATACATTTGCCGCTGTTGGACAAGCGCGAAAAGCTGGACAAGGTGCTGCAGGAAACCCTTTTCGCTGGCACCGGCGGGGTCGAGGGTGGCGACGATCTGAAATCGAAACCGAAGCCGGTGTGTTTTGGAAAATGTTTTAATTTGAAGCCTGTTGAGGTCGACGCGACGAACCGGATTCATCAGGTCAATAATGGCCAGATTGAAGCCATCGACGCGGTTTACGACAACGGCAAGCTGTTGGTGCTGACGACGGATTACACGGTTGACCTGGTTAACGGGCGCTTCACGCTGGTGGCCGCATCGACCGGGCTTATCACGGCGGATGTGCAGGGCGACAAGGCGGGCGGGGTGTACGTTTCATCTGCTGCCGATATCATGGAACGGCTGGTCGTGACGTTTGGCGGGCTTGCCACGCCTGCCGACCTGGACACCGCGTCGTTTACGGCGCTGAACGTGCTAACCACGGCGGCGCTGGGGTTTTATTCCGGCACGGCGGCGCGCAATTTGCTCGACGTGCTGGATGAAATTGTCGCCTCCATCGGTGGCTTTTACGGGTTCACCCGCGCCGGTCTGTTTTCGGTCGGGCGCTTTGAAGCCCCCGGCGGCACACCGGCGCTGTACCTGACCGAAAGCGACCTGACCAAGGATTCACTTGGCCGGGAAAGCTACGGCCCGCCCGCGTGGCGGCGGCGCATCGGTTACGGGCGGTCCTGGACCGTGCAACTGCCCGACCAGATGGACGTGTTGGCAACGGCTGCGCATAAATCGTTTGTGGCCGAAGAATTTCGCGTCGCCTCGGATGAGGACACAACCGTCAAGGCCGACGGGGTTGGTAACGGCGGCTATAAAAACGCCATCGACCCGGAACCACTGGCCACCCTGCTGGCCCTGAAAGCAGACGCAGAGAGCGAGGCGACCAGACGACTGACTTTATATAAAACCCGGCGCGAGAATTTTAACGCCGTAGCGAAGACACAACCCTTCGCCATCGACCTTGGTGATGTCGTCAATTTGAGTCATGCCCGGTTTGGCTTGGCCGGCGGGCGCGACCTGATCGTCGTCGGCTTCAAGGAATTCGCCGCGCTCGGTGAAGTCACTCTGGATTTGTGGGGCTAAGAATGACCGAAAAGGTATTGATCCTGCACGACAACAAGATAGACGCGGCGACCATGGCCGCATCAAGCACGGCGGGAACGCTTGGCCCTGATAATTTACGGGACAGGGCGCTAAAGAAAACCGCGCGCACGACGGGCGTCACTGGTGAATGGTGGCGCGCCGGATTTGGCGAGGCGACGACAATTTCAACGGTGGCGCTGTGGAACCACAACCTGACGGCGGCGGCGACGATTAGGGTGCGGATTTCAGACAGCGCCGACATGAGTTCGCCGGTTTTCGATACGACCTTCGATGCATGGGCAGGGATATACGGCGTTGATGAGATTGGCCTGGATTTGTGTGGTCTGGACGGGACGCCAATCCTGAGCGCGCTGAACGATTTTAAATATTACCGGGTGATCAGGCTGGGCGCTTCGTACAACGGTTTATACCTGCGCGTCGATATTGATGACGCCACCAACGCCGATGGCTACATCCAGGCCGGGCGATTAATTGCCGGTGTCGGTTGGCAACCGAGCAAAAATTTTTCCAACGGCTGGTCGCTGGACTGGATTGACCCGTCGGCCCAGGTGGACATGGACGACGGCGGCATCTGGTTCGACAAGCGCGACAAATACCGGGTGTTGACCTTGCCGTTCAGCTATGCCGAAAAAGCAGACGCCATGGGCGGTTTCGACGATTTAAAACGCATCGTCGGGCATTCCCGCGACATCCTGGTGATGCCTTTTCCGGCGGCAGAAACGTCCGAACAGTACCGCACCAGTCTTTACGGAGTGCCGCTGCGAGGCGGCGTGTCGGCGATCCGCCAGGACCGCCTTAACCAGTTCGTCATCGATATGAAAATCAGGGAATTAACAGCATGAGCGCCTATGACACCGTCATCGCATGGACCCGCGGAAAAACGAGTTGGATGGCCGACCTAATCGCGCTGGCGACAAAAGCCCGCGACGACATCGCCGCCCTGACCATCGGCGGCCTGACCAACGCGCTGGTCTACGGCGCGCGCGAGACGACATCAGCCGTCGATGTGACGCTGGTTGCCGCCGATAGCCTGGTGCAGGCGGTGACCATGACGGCGGCGTCTATGGCTGTGAATATGCCCGACGCGACAACCGATGTGGAAGGCCAGCCGTGGGTTATTTACAACGCCGGGACAATCGCCTTCGCCGTCAAGGACAATGCTGCCGGAACGATCCTCGCAGCACTGGCACCGGGCGACACGGTCGTGGTTCGCCTGCTTGACGGGGCGACCGCCGCCGGGGCATGGGTTGCCGAAAATCATGTCCTGCAGGGCAAACACGCCATCCCGGTTATTGCCCGCTCGCTGACGCCGACAACGACATTAGGCTGCGCGGCTGTGGCCCAAGGTGAAACCACGACCAACAAGATCAATTATGAATACCTGGCCTTTGACGCCTCGACGGAATGGCATTGCTTCGTAAAATTCCCGGCCCCGAAATCTTCCGACGAAACGGCTGGCTTTTATATTAGGAACCTTAAATGGTCGCACCCGGCGACGACAACCAACTTTGGGGTCGTTTGGGGCTTTGCCATGCTGGCGGTTGGTAACGACGACACCCTGGAAGCGGCGCTGGGAACGGAAGTCACCGTCACCGATACGGGCGGCACGACCGAGGATATTTATTCGGCTGACGAAAGCACGGTCATCACCCCAGCGGGAACGTGGGCCGAAGGCGACGACCTATATCTTGAGGTCGCCCGTGTTGCCGCCGACGGGTCTGACACCATGGCCGTGGAGGCTTATTTACACGGCTTTGAAATCATCATCACCACCAACGCGGGGAACGACGCATGATTATTTATGTAAAAATTGACCGTCTGACCGGTGATGTAATCCACCGGCGCTCTGTTGAAAAAGCCTTGGACTATCGTGGTCTGGACAAGCCGTTCCCCTGGCTGGAATTACAGCAAACTGCGCAGCCGGTTTTTAATCCTGATACGCACAAACTTGTGGCGACCATTACCCAGCCGGATTTATCGGACCTTACCATCGACGTTCCGGCCACGGCGAAGCGCGTTCATGGATGGAATAAAGTCGCCTTGAATGTCGCCGAACAAACACGGCAAAAGCAGCAGAAAATTGACGGCCTTCACTCCGGCCTTTTCCGCATTATTGAAGACCTTGCAGCATACAGCGTGAACGGTACGCCTCTCAGTGTTGAAGTGCTGGCAAAAATCAACACCATTCGCCGCCTACGCGGCGAGGCGGACTTGTAATGTTACCGGGCCTGCTTGGTTTGGGTGCAGGGGCATCCGTCATTCCATGGATAGACATGAGCGCCACGCAGTTCAGCCTTGGGGATACCGGCAGCTTTTCATGGTCAGGTTCGGACATCACATGTGGAACGGCTGATAAGAACGTCAGGACCGCCTTGACGCTTATCAGTTCGGCGGACGATTTCGATTTTGAATTTACTTGCCCGGCTTCGATGGGTGATACCCCATCAATCGGATTTTACGACAACGGGGCAACAAACGGGTCAGAACGCCCGACCGGCACCGACGATGTTGTTGGCGCGGTCAACAGCACCTTCGGGTGGTGGCATGGGGCGCGTGTTACAGACACCGGCGGGGGGCAAACTGCCGGATGGATGGATAGTAATGTGATTCGCCTCTCGCGCCTGGGGTCAACCTATTACGGGTACATAAACGATATTCTCGATCATACCTTTGTAGACGTAACCGGGAACACGGCGGGTGGGTTATTCATTGGCCGGACAGGTGTCGGTGGTTCAATCATTATCACCCAAGTCCGCTACCGGATTATTTCATAATGGAATAACGGCGCTTAATCACAACGTCTGAAATAATTACGAGAGTGGGGAGAATATGGAACAGGCAAGTGTTGACCTGGTGTTTTGGCTTGCCGGTGGCGCGGCTGCGGCATTGGCGGCGGATTTTTCTTACACCTGGTGGGTCCGCAATGACGCTATCAAGGCCCGCGACATCCTGCACAAGCGCATCAACGCGCTGACCAGGGATTTAGCCGATTACAAACTGGCTGTGGCGGACAAATACGCCTCCGTCGGCCACCTGCAGGAGGTCGAAAGCCGTCTTGCCCAGGAACTCGTCACCATGAATGCGACCCTGACAGCCTTGTTGAAGGCAATTTCCACGATGCAGGGCTCGCTTGGCGTAAAGGGAGAATGATATGAACCTGTCAAATAACTTCACGCTTTCCGAAGCAACAAAATCAGACACCGCGCTTCGCCTGGGTATCGATAATAGCCCGCCCGTAAGCATGCACCTGGGGCTGATTAACGTAGCGGTGACGTTGTTGCAGCCGGTGCGCGAATACTTCAACGTCGGCTTCGTTCCATCTAGCTGGTTTCGCTGCGAGGCGCTTGAAAAAGCCATTAATTGGGGTGGGCGTTCCGACAGTGCCTTCGGTCGGTGGTGTGGTCGCCATGGCCATCCGACCGATGATGAAAGTTGGGATATTTACTTCGCAAAGAAGCAACACCCGACCGGCCAGGCTGTCGATTTTGAAGTTCCCGGCGTGGCAAATTTGGCTCTCGCCTTATGGATAGAATCCAACCTGAATTTTGACCAGCTAATCCTTGAATTCTATAGCCCTGACAATCCGCGTGCTGGATGGGTTCACGCATCAACCCGCCTTGACGGTAACAACCGCCGCCAAACCCTGACCATCACCCGCACCGGCACCCGCGCCGGGTTGGGCTGATAAGGAAAATATCATGATTCAGTTTTTGCCACTTATCTTCAAAGCCCTGACCGGCGCACCGGCGCTGATCGAGGTCGGTAAGGTGGTGTTCGAGGCCGTCACCGGGTCGCCATCGACCGCCACAACCCCGGAAGCCCTGCAGGGCGAAGTCGAGGCCATGCCGCAAGAACAGCGCGCTGCCTGGGCCGAACAGATGAAAGTTAAAGTCGATATATACCAGGCGGAAACCGAACGCCTAGTCAATGAACAGGGTGTGGTTACGGATGGTCTGATCGATAAACTGGATACGCCGACCGCTGACAAGATCGCGCTGCTGCGCATGACGACACGGCCAAAGGTGGTCTTGCGTATGTCGCATTTCTTGATGGTGCCGCTTTATATCATGGCTTTGGACGGCTTCCTGGCCCTTTGCAACACCTTCATATTGTTTCGCCATACCGGCGAAGGTGCGCCGCAGTTGCTCACCCTGTTGGCCTCGACGTTCTTCGCAGAGGGTTCAATCTATCTGGGCATGTATCAGGCCGGGGTAACTCCGGCGGCGACCATCGTCGTTAGTTACATGACCCTGCGGCAAATAGAAAAGGCTGGCCATCCAAACCCGCTGGCGTCCGCAGGTAACGCCATCAAGGGCCTGCTGGCCGGGTTGCGTAAATAACGGAAAATAAATAGGGGCTTTATTTATGTCGCCATTCCCCCGGCGTCATAAACGGCCCTGACCAGATACCCCGGCGCGCCGCCTTGGCGAGCGCTTCCTCCCCCACATACAGATTCGAATATTTCCGATAGGCCATGGCCAAGCCGTCAAGAACCAGTTGGCGGGCGATGTTCTTACCGCCTGCCTCACAGGTCGCCAGGGCGCGCTTGAATTTGTCGCGGCCTTCCGGCCTGCAGGCGACGACCTGGCCGTCGATCATCGCCCTGACTGCCGCCGTGGCGGCTTCCCCACACGCCCATTCTGCGCCCGCAGCGCCGCAAGTCTGATTCCATTCCGGCGCATCGATGCCTTGAACACGGATTTCAATATCGCCGCCCCGGCACCTTCCCTTAACCATTTCCCCGCCGATGATCAGGCTGTCGCCATCGATCGCGCAAGCGCGCCCGGTGATAACCGTTTCGGCGGCGGTGGTGATGGCGGACGACATAAAAAATAGCCCCAAAATGATGATGATAATCAT